CGGGTAGGCGATCGTCGAGTTCGGGGCCGCGAGCAGGGACTGCCGCACGCCGTCCGCGTTGTCGTAGTCGGAGAGGACGACGATCTCGCAGATGTCGCCCTTGAGCTTGGAGATCGACCCGTAGGGGGCCGCGGGGCCGCTCCCGAGCAGCGTGGCCTCCGTCGAGGTGAACGCGGCCGAGCTCCAGCGGTCGCAGGGCTGGCCGTTCACCCGCAAGAGCGAGCGCGTCGAGGCCCCGGCGAGATCGTTCACGCCGCCGTCGCAGACCCAGGTAATGAGCGCGTGTCCGTAGGGGCCGCGGGCGTTGCCGAGCGGGTGCCCGTTCGCGCCGGTGGGAGCCGAAGTGACGGCGACGGTGACTTGCGCGTTGTCGCCCTGGACGCCGTCGGTCTCGAAGATCGAGACGGCCCCGGGAACCGTGTTCGTCCCGGCGTCCGAGTTGTCCCGATTCGCGATCAGGGCCCGCGTCCCCGTCGAGTGCGGGGTCATGATCCAGCGCGGAGCGTCCGCGGTGGTGTCGAGCGGGACCCGGACCACCATGCAGATGCAGTAGGCGGCCTCGCGATAGGTGGGGATCAGCGTCTTCTGCTGGTCCCGCAGCGCCCGGTCGATCGAGCTCGGCGTGGCCGAGGTGAGCCACTGGTCCGTCCCGTTGAAGCGCAGGGACGGCATCGCGCCGAAGCCGGTCGAGCGGTAGCTCGGGCCCGTACCGCTCGCCGTAGGGGCGGTGAGGTTGCGGCTGTTCCCCGACTTGTCGAACCAGATTTTGACCTCGCCGCCCTCGATCTCCTCCGTGTTCGTCGGGGGAACGACCGCGAGCGTGTCGAGGTCCGAGGCGTCGAGCCAGCACCAGATCCGCTTCTGCCAATCGGTGAGGTTGAGCGGCGTCCACTCGACCCAGCGCGCCGTGGTGAAGGGAGAGGCGGGGTCCAGGCCCCGACGCGAGTTCGGCTCCGAGGCGACGAAGACCGAGCCGTCCTTGGGCCCGAGATCCATGTCGTTCGCCGGGTAGGGCACCTCCCAGCGCATGACCTCGGAAGGCGAGTCCGAGTCGATCCCCTCGTAGACGACGACGTACGCTTTCGCCTTGTCGGCGTAGTTGAGCAGCGCGTAGAGCAGCGAGTCCTTGCGCTTGACCGCCTCGACGTAGGCGCCGGGCGAGAGCGTCCAGACGACCTCGGCCTTGTTGTCCTGCGTCTGACGGTACTTCCAGAGCTTGGCCGTCTTCTGGTCCCCGCCGCTGGAGACGCCGGCGTAGATGCCGGTGAAGTCGTCCACGTAGAACGCCCGGATCGTGTGTTTGAGGTCCGCGACCGGGAAGCTGATCTTGAAGATCAGCGCGTTCTCGCTGTTGTACTTCGCGGCCCCGGACGGCCCGTCCAGGACGTAGACGTTCGACTGGCTGTCTGCCTGAACGCCGAGGCAGTCGGTCGTCGTTGGGTTCGAGGAGGTCCAGGCTTGCTCCTCCGAGCCCGCCGCGATCAGGGCGTAGGTGACGCCCTTCTTGTCGTAGACGAGCGGCTGGAGGCGCTTGATCTTGGTGGCGCCGTTCGCCTGTCCTGCGACGTAGTTCGTGCGGCCCGAGCGCTTGGAGCCGCGGCGTCGGCCGGTGACGGGGTCGATCGAGCGGACGTTGCGGGCTTGGCGCGTGGTCAGCGCGGGCTGCTTGCCGAAGGCGGCGCCCTCGGACTGGCCCCGGATCGGCCAGGGAAGCTCCAGGAACTCGGCCGGCATCAGACGATCGAGATGGGCCCGTGCGGGTTGACGAACCGGACGGCGCTCGGGTTGAGATGCTTCTGCGCGGCACCTCCGCGCATGATCCCGAGCGTCGCCTGCTTCTGGCCGTCCGTGCGCACAGCGGCTTCCCAGGTGGGACCGGCCTTGAGGGCGGCGATGCGGTCGGCCTGGGCCTCGACGTCACGCTCCTGGTGAGAAAGAGCCCAGAGCGCGCAGGTCTCCTTGAACAGGGGGACCATGAACTCGGGGATGTTCGCGATGTGCGCGTCGTCGGTCAGCGGCGTCCAGCCGGCGCGGTATTGGATGCGGATGCCGTTCGTGACGTTCGTAGACGGCGCCGGATGCAGTTCGAGGCGCGCGAGGGACGCCGCCACGAGGGCGCCCGTGGTCCACACCGGCGCGCACCAGCCCGGGGTCGCGAAGGGCTTGATGTTCGAGTTCCGCAGGAAGACGATGTACTCGAATGGAACCTGCTCGACCTCCGCGAGGTATCCCGACGTCATGTGAGCGGCGATGAGCTCCAGGAAGTCCGCCGGCAGAGCGACGTACTCCTGATTCTGGACGAGGTTCGCGAGGGTCGTCTGCCGCGCGAGATAGCCCCAGCCGTTGGCGGAGGAGAGCCAGGTCCCCGCGTCGTTGACGAGATCGTTGGCCGTCGCACCCGCGAGCGTGGAGCCCGTGGCGTACTGCATGTGCGTGACGGCTTGGGCGCGGGTGATCGTCATCGGTAGGGGAGGGCCCGCCCCCGGCGCTCAGGAGGAATCACGCCGAGGGCGGGCGAAGGAATCAGGGGATCAGGCCATGCCTTCGATGCCGTTGAAGAGCACCGGCCAGGAGACGAGAACGCCCGCCGTGTAGCTGCCTTCCGCGGTGTCGGCCGCATCCGAGACGCCGCCCAACGTGTAGTTGCCCTCGACCCAGCCGAGGCACTTCAAGTTGTTGGTGTTCGGGTTGGTGCCGAGGTAGCGGTTGACGTTGGTGGCGTTGTTGGTCGCGTAGACGCAGGCCCCGTAGCCCGTCTTGCCGCTGGTCACGGCGCGGACGATGGCGTTGACGTGGCCTCGGATGCAGACCCGCAGCGTCTTGCCGTCGTTGACCGCTTCCATCGCGATCCCGAACAGACCGAACGTGCAGGCCGCGCCGTTCGCCGCGCCGGAGAGCCCGGGGTTGACGACGACGTTGTAGGCCGAGTTCGGCGTGCCGGACGAGGACGAGCCCTCCGTGAAGGTGGTCGCCTGCGTCAGGAACGTGTCGAACTGGACGAGTTGCCCGACCACGGTCGCAGCACCCGTCTTGTTGAGGCAGATCCGCTCCTCGTACTTGAGGAGTTCGACGCCCCGGCCCGGATTGGCGATGAGGTTCGTGAAGCTCATGGCTACAGCACCCCCGCCGTTCCGATGTCCGCCGTCGGGTAGATGATCCCGTGACGGATGCGCGAGCGACACACGAGGTTGCCCCAGGTGTCGACCGGCATGAAGTGCGACGTCGGCGTCTCCGGGGGAGTGAACTCGCCGAGGTTCTTCATGAACCTGCCGGACTTGTAGACCATCCGCAGGTACTTGGGCTGGAGGAGGAAGTAGCGCGGGCCCGCGTTCGTGGTGCCCGCGGTGTCGAGCTCCGTCGAGAGCGCGGCAGCCGCGCCCGTCGGGAAGATCGCCGCCGAGTCCAGTTGCGCGACGTAGACGCAGGGAGCCCCCGCGTACATCGGCTGGAACCACGGGTCCTTCATGTCTTCCCACCGGTCGTTGTTCGCCCGGTAGACCTTCATGAGGTTGATCCGACCTTGCATCGACGTGGCGACGATGTTGATCGGCTCGGCCGTGTCGGACTCGAAGTACTGCTTGTCGTAGGGCGGCGACTGGAATTCGAGGCTCAGCCACGCCTTGTCGAAGGCGTCGGTCAGGGCCTGCGTGGTCGTGGTCGACGCCGTGTAGCCGAACCGCTGCGGGACCCAGTTCGTCTGCCCGACGGTCGTCGGGTTGATCTGCTGGACCGTAGTCCACACACCACCGGGGTGCGCGGCCGAGGGCAAGCCGTTGTCGAACTCGTTGACGAAGCAGGGGATCGAGTAGGGCTCTTGGCCCGTCGCCGATTCCATCTTCGTGGTGTCGGGAACCGCCCAGAGGAGTTCCTCTTGGAAGTTCGCCTGGTCGGTCGCGAGCTCTTGCTGCTTCGCGTGCCAGATGCGCTTGTACTGCTGCGCGAGCTGCGCGGCGCTGGCCCCGTCGTTGAGCTCGATCTCCTGGTCCGTGTAGGCGATGTGGTTTTCCCAGAATCGCCAGGGCACGGTCCACGCGGTACCGGTCTGCTTGTTGGTCCGCGAGATCGGAGCGTTCGGGAGGTAGGTCGTCCCGGTGCGGGTGGCGGACAGGTAGATGATGTCCTTGATCTGCTGCCCGCCTTGCAGCATCTCCGACATCTTTTGACCTCGGCTGAGGTAGCCGAGCGTGCGGTAGTTCCGCTTCTGAGCGTCGTTGACCCGTTCCTCCTGCGAAGTGAGGAACGTGGGTCCCGTCTCATTGACGAACTCCGCGAACAAGCTGAGAGCTTGTCCGGCCATGAGAGAGGGTCTTTCGGGTGGTCGTTACCCGAGACCAGCGATGCGGCGAGCTTCGTCCGGAGAGCGCTGCGCCAACCGAGCCGCGAGGAACGCGACGACTTTGTCGTCCTTGTTCACGGGCACGGGCGGCGAGGAGCGCGACGCGAGCGAGGGCTGGCCGTTGGTCCGGGTACGGGGATTCGAGTCGGACTTCGCAGGACCCGCTTTGCCCAGCACGATCGCCGCCGCGTCGGAATACGCCTCGTCGAGGGACTCGTAGGTCCCGCTCGAAAAGAGCTTGTCCGCCTTGGCCTTGACCTTGCCGAATTCAGCCTGGTCCTCGACCTGCGGGAACCGTCCCGCAAGCCGCGTCCGGGCACGCTCCTCCTGCACGCTGAAGTACCCACCGGCGAGGGTCTGGATGGCGCTCGTGAGCTCCGCCAGTTGCTCGTCGTAGTGGCCTTTCAGGGCCGAAAGAACGGTTCCGAACTTCGAGGCCGCTTCGTCTCCGAACTCTTCACCCAACGGCTGGACCAGCTTGCCCACGTCGAACGCTGGACCTTTCGGCTGCGTCTCCGGGGCGCTGGCTGCTTCACGCTGCTTGATGACTTCGTTGGCGCGCGCAACCTTGGCGTCGTTTTCTGCCTGGCGCTTCTTCTCGTGCGCGGCGATCTCGAGGACCTCCTCGCGCGAGAACTTCTCCAGGTGCTTCGACTTGAGACCCGTCAGGCGAAGGGCCTGGAACGCGGATTCGAGATCCGCGTCTGTTTCCTTCGCTTTCGGGGGTTCAGCCGACGCCGATTCCTCAGCGTCGGTGTTCTTGATCTTCTCCTTCGCCTCCAAGGAGAGGCCGGGATGTCCCGGCGTAGCGAGATCCGCCTCGCCCAAGCGCTTCTTCAGGAGCGCTTCGCCGCGCGCGAGACCCTCGGCGACGAATCGCCCCTTGTCGTCGCGCGCGCGCTCAGGGGGAGGCAGCGAGGCTTCTGCGGTCGGAGCCGTCTCCACGGCGGGGGCTTCGACGACCGGGGCCTCGACGACGGCTTCGCTCATGAGGGGTCGAAGGCGAGCTGGCGCTTGCCTTGCGTGCGGGCCTCGTCCTTGGCCCGGAAGTTCTCGATCTCCCGCTTGGTGCAGAAGACGGGCTTGCCTTCGGCCGTGTGCCTCGGCGCGTCGGGGTGCCAGCGGTGGAGGGAGTGCGCGACGTGGAAGAAGTCCTTGGGCTTCTTCACCTCGGGCAGGGACGCGATCCGCGTCAGGGTCCGGCCGTCAACCACGAGGGGGTCCCCAATGCGGGGGGCCTCGCTGGGCTCCAGGACCAGCTCGACCACCTTGCCGCGGGCGTCCGCGAACTCGTAGGTGCCGGGCACGGGGAGATGCTAGGAAGATAGGTCCCCGTTGTCAACCCGGAGACCACAAGATGTGGTATGGTTGCCGGCCGATGACCCCTACCCCTAGTGCCTACGTCTCCCTGTTCCCGCCCCGCGAGTACCAGCCCGGAGAGCGGCCCTGCCCGGCCTGCGAGGCCCACGGCTACATGCGCTACGGCCGCGCCCTAGGGGCCGGGCGGGACATCCAGATCGCCTACGACTGCCTCGTCTGCGGGGGCTCCCGGCTGGCCGTGGGGCCGCGCGAGGCGATGGTCGTGGCCGCCATTTAGCGGTAAGATGGCGCCCGAACTGTGGGCGTAGCTCAACGGTAGAGCGTCGGAATGTGGCTCCGTAGGTCGGGTTCGAATCCCGCGCCCACCCCTAGAACCCCGCCGGCGCCAGCCCGACCCGGTAGGCGTCCGCCTGCTCGACCAGACCCTTCAGCCAGGCGTAGGTCTCCCCGATCGTCTGCCCCAAGTCCGTGACCCCGTTCGTGGCCACGATCCGGCCTTGGTGGTTGACCCCGGCCTCCGCGCACGCCGCCGCCAGCACGGGGAACTGCTTGGGGTCGTGGCCGGAGTTGTTGTTGTCCTCGCTCTGGGCGTAGAAGCTCAGGATCGAGAGCCCGACGTTCTCCTTGCGCTTGAGGCCCAAGAGGTACATCGGGCTCGACCGCTTCTGGATCGAGAGCGGCACGATGTTGTGCTCCGACCAGTCCGATTGCGAGGCCGGGATGTCCCCGAAGAGACCCGCGTTCGTGCCCGCCGGGTTCGCGTAGACCCCCGACGTGTAGTTGTACTCCTCGCCCACGCAGGTGATCTCGCCGTACCAGTTCAGGTGCCCGGCCACGCGCGAGCTGGAGTAGCGATCCCAGCGCGACCCCGCGCGGTAGTTCGGCAGGAACGGCAGCGACGGCGAAAGCAGATTGACCATGCCGTTGCACGAGCCGGCCGACTGCCCCCAGGTGAAGATCAGGTCCTTGTTGATCCCCCAGCGCCAGCCGTTGTCCTTGAAGTACTGGACCGCGCGCCCGATCGCCGCCTGATCGCCCCAGTAGCCGTAGTCGGGGTAGGTCGGCTTCCCCGCCAGCGACGCCGCCTGCGGATACTCGCAGGAGACGAGCGTGAAGGCCGGCTTGGTCTTGTCGATCGTCGTCGAGCTGTAGCCGTACTTCGGATCGAGCAGCGAGGCCGCGACGACGTGGTGCCCGCGGTTGGGCGTGAACGGGCTGTTGAAGTTGAAGAGGTCCTGGTCCCAGCCGACCGAGACCCACGAGCCCGCGTGGAAGACGAGGAGGCACGGGTTCCCGCCCACCGCGTCCCAGTTCGTCGGGTGCCGGTAGACCGTGCAGACCGTCGATGGGTGCTTGGCGTAGCGGATGTACTTGTGCGTCAGGTTCGACGGGTGCTGGTAGGCGTCGGTGAAGGCGTTGGGCATGGCGGGTGCGAGGGGCGGCGCCGACACGGGCGCGGACTAGTGGCCGTATCGGATACCGTGCTGAAACCCGCAGGAGGACCGCACGAGCCACGTCGTGCTCGCGTGCGCCACGCTGGCGACGACTCGGTAGAGGCGGCAACCCGAGTCGAACTCGTGGTTGATCGCCGTCTCGCCCATGCCGATCAGCGTCGGCCCGGTGAACGTCCCGCCGCGCAGGATCCGGCTCTCGACCACGTAGCCCTGCGCCGTCTTGCCCTCGCTGTAGAAGCGAAAGCGCAGGTCCACGTAGCCCGGGTCCGCGTGGTTCACGATCGAGGCCGTCGCGGCCGAGAACACGTCCACGAAGGTGATCGCCGATCCGGCGTTCGCCGTGTGGTCGAGGATCTTGTTCGTCGAGGTCGCGATGTCGTTCACTTGGAGCTTGAGCGTGATGACGTCCCCGGCCGAGATGTTCGTCCACTTGCCGAAGAACGAGCCCTCGATGAACCCGCCACGCTCGAACGAGGGATCCCAGACCTCGGCGGCCCCCAGGATCACCCCGGTCGGGTTGTCCGCGGTCGTGATCGTGAAGCCGGTTTCGTAGTTCCCGCTGGGCTCCTCGCCCGTGAGCATCCAGAAGCGGTCGAACTGGGGCCGGACGATGTCGGAGGGCCCGTAGGCGCCGCCGACGTTCTCGATCCCCATCGCCGAGAGGTCTTCCTGCTCCTGGCTGGAGTCGGGGTAGCCGAGACGGGTGAACTTCTTGGGAGCGCCGGTCTTCGTCATGGATCAGGCCACCATCTGCGACTTCGCCGCCTTCGCGCCCGCGCTCTGACCCGGGGCCCCTTGCCGCGACGGGCCCGCGCGCTGGGGAAGCTGCGGACGCGCCGCCGGGGCGACGTTGCTCTGCATCTGCGGCCGGGCCATCCCGCCTTGCTGGCCTGGCCCTGAGCCCATCCCCGTCGCGAGCTGCGGCTGCGCCGCCGCGAGGGCGCCCTGGAGGGCGAGCATCTCCTCGTCGAGGTACTTGCCGAGCTCGGGCTCGTCCCAGGCGCGACCGAAGTCGTCCAGGAACAGCTTGGATCGGAAGTGCGGCATCGTCGGAGCCGCGCTCGCCACCTGCATCACCATGCCACCGAGCGTCATCGCCTTGCGCTGCGCCTGCGCCTCGGAGACGCGCTCCATGCTCTGCGGCTCGATGTCGAGGTCCAGGTCGGAGAACGAGGCGTTGGCGTGCAGCTCTTGGAGCTTCTGGAGGGACGCCGCGATGAGCTGCGGGACGAGCTCGGGGATCTGCTCCGGGGGCGCGCCGATCGACTCCAGGAACTGGACGACCTGCGGGGCCATCTCCGCGGCCATCGCCTGCTCGTGCATGTTCGGGCTGCCGCCGTAGAACGTGCCCCCCTCCTCGTCGGAGGCCATCACGACCTTGTCGTCGTGGTAGAGCAGGTAGGCGACCTTGAGGCCGATCTTCTTCACGAACTTGGCGAACTGACGCTTGCGCCACGCGGCGCGCGCGGTCGAACCCTTGTCGGCCACGGCCTCGGCGGTCGCGGTGACGTCGCTGTTCGGCTGGCCCGCCGCCGTGTCGGAGATGCCCGACGTGCGACGCAGGCGCTGGTCGAGGACGTCGCAGGTGACGTGCTGCTCGGGCGACGAGCCGCCGAGCGGGACAGCCACGATGCCCGTGCGCACGTCGTCGATCTCCATCGGGACGATCGAGCCGTCCGCGGCCTCCGCGACCGCCTTTTGGAGCTTGTCGCTCTTGTGGCTGACGAAGCCGAGCGTCTTGCGCCGGCGGTCGGCTTGCAGCCGCGCCTTCTCCTGCGCGTTGACCTCGCGCAGTTGCCCCTCGATCGCGAGGAAGCCCGAGAGCGGCACCGTCTCGTCGGGGACGTTGAACTCGCCGCCCGTGGCATAGGGGCCGGACTCGTGCCCGTAGAACCATTGGGGCGCGCGCACGAAGGCCATCGGTGCCGTCCCGCCGGCTTCCTTGCCGCCCTCGGCGATCGTGAAGATGCCGCCGTGGTAGCAGTCCCAGTCTTCTTCCGGGACCTCGCTCCACAGAGGGTCCCCGACGGGCGGATGCCACTCGGGGATCCAGACGTGGTGCAGGACGATCTCCTTGCGGTCGGGGCTCTTGAGCGAGTCGTCCTTCTTGCGGAGCTTGTCCAAGCCCACGCCCGTCGCGAGGGCCTCGATCGCCTCGACGTTCCAGCCGGCGTCGGGGTTCTGCTTGGCTTCGAGGAGCAGGTCCTCCTTGTCCCGGATCGTCGTGTGCCCCTCGAACCGGCACTCCTCCTCGTCGATCGCGAGCGGGTCGCGGAAGTAGCGCCGGAACGAGACGCGCTGGATCGCCGGCTTATGGCGGACGCTCGTCTGCTTGCCCTGGTCGAAGCCCGGGACCGGACGCTGGACGATGCACGCGACCGGGTAGAAGAAGCACTGGTCGTCGTAGAACTTGCCGAGCAGCTCGTCGAGCGAAACGTCCTTCGTCCAGCGGTTGAGCCCGCCTTGGATCGCCTCGGCGATGAGGGCGTAGTCCGAGCCGCGCTTGGTTTTCGCCATCCAGCGCGGGTTGTCGTAGACGCTCTCGGCCTTGGTGAGGCCGATGAACTCGAAGGCGTGGTTGACGGGGTCGTAGTCCCCGGTGCGCTCGTCGCCCCAGTAGAAGGGCGAGGTGTAGCGCTCGACCATCACCTTGACGTTCTTGGTGCGGCGGTCCTGGAACTGGATCGCGGCCTCGACCTCTTGCCAGAGGGACTTGAGCTCGGTGGAGAGCATCTAGGAGGGCTCCTTCTCGGACCCAGACCATGCGCGCCGGTAGCCTTCGCAGTTCCGGATAGCGCGCTCGCAGCAGGTGTCGGCCGTGCTGAAAAGGTCTCCGGGCTGGTACTCGGTGCGGCTTCCGCACTCCGGGCAGTCCCAGTAGAAGACGTGCTCGCGCGTCGGGTCGGCACGGTCGATCCACCCGTGGGCGATCCGAGAGGCGTTGAAACGCTCGGCGACCTCGCGCCAGCCGTCCAGCTCGCTCACGCGATCTCCTGAAGGGGTGCGAATGGGAGCCGGCGCTCGTCGAACGTCCACATGGACGTCGCGCCTTCGGGTAGCGTCACGAGCGCCCCGAACGGCTTGGCACAGTCGTGCGCCTCGCACTTCCAGTCCGCGTACCGGAAGACGGCCGAGAACGGGGGCGTCTCCGCGAACGCTTTCGCGCCGGCTGCGTCGCGCGCCGGGACGCCGAGCACGTTCTGCTGCACGGAGAAGCAGTAGGGGCACTGAAGCTGGATCACCCAATCTCCTTGAGCGGCAGCCCGCACGCTTGGGCGAAGCGCTTGGCGACCTTGCGGGCGTCCGCCTTGCGCGTGTAGCTCTCGCTCGTGATCGCCTTCTGGCCGTTGCCGTAGCGCACGCGCCAGAAGTGGCCCTTGCGCCCCGAGAAGACCTCGACGCGGTAGGGAATCGGCTTCAGCGGCCGGCCTTCTAGGCGCTGGATCTTCCCATCGAACCCGAGCAGCATCAGATGATCCTCGGGGAGTCGCGTGCTGCACAGGATCGGCGCCGGGAAGCCCCCGACGTCCGGGAGCGGGAAGCCGATCTCGCTCGTGACGTAGCTGATCTCTTTGCGCTTGGTCATCGCTTGGCCTTCCTCGTCACGATCCGCGCACACCGGGGGCAGTCGTCGCCCGCGCGCACCACGTCCGTCTCGATCCGCTTCGAGTTCGAGTCGGGGATCGTGGCCTGCCCGCAGAGCGCGTGCGTCCCCACGAAGTAGTGCGCGTACTTGAAGTCGCGCGGCCACTTCCAGCCCTTGCGGACCGCCGTGCGCGAGCGGACGGCCACGGACTCAATACCCGCTGCCCTTGGTCCCGCGCGGCTTCGTCGGCTTCGAGCCCTTGCCTTTGCACTTCTTCATGGTTCGCCTCAGTCGGAGAGATCGTGCCCGTACAGCGCGCCCCGGGAGTTCGGGGGGAACCGCTTGGGCGGGGGAGGGTCGGAGAGGTCGCGGTTGTGAGCGAACATCACCGCGTAGCGCAGCGCGTCGCAGCCGTGGTCGGGCACGGAGTCGTCCGTGAGGTCGATCTCCCGCTCGCCCGACTTCGCCGCGAGCTGGCCGTATGAGCGCTTCTTGAAGACGTAGCCCTCGACCTCCTGCTCGGTGCGGTCGGGCAGGCCGAGGTCCGAGAGGCCGCGGATGCCCTCGCTGGGGCGGCCTAAATCGACGTGCTCGTTCGCGTCGCGCACCAGGAAGAGACGTCGCTCGGCGAGGTACTGCCGCACGAGGTCCAGGCCCCCGATGTCCCCGACGCCCGAGCTCGCGCGCTTGTTGTTCGCCGGCTGGGCGATGCGCGCCATCGGCTCGTGGTTGCCCGCAGGCGTCCCCAGGTGCTCGTTGAAGATCGAGATCGCGTCCGCGTCCTCGGGGTCACAGATCACCCGGCGCAGGTCGTAGCGCTTGTGGTACTCGCCCACGCGCGCCGCCCACCAGTTGACGTTCTCGCCCCGGCGGTAGACCTCGTGCAGGCGGTAGAGGTGACCGGTCCCCTTCGCGACGCCCCAAATCTGGAGCACGCCCGGAGCCGTGAAGCCCCAGTCCTGCGAGGCGAAGTGCCAGCCGATCTCCGGGACCTCGGAGCGGGTCACGAGGTGGACGGCCGGGTCGTAGCTCGACCACACCAAGCCCTCGGCCTGGTGCCACTTGCCCTTGTAGAGACGCTCGCGGCGGGGGCCGGTGAGCTTCGAGAGGGACTCGATGTACGCCGCGCCCTCCGGGGTCCAGCGCTCCCGCGCCGCGTCGTAGAGCGCCGGGTTGTCCCAGTGCCTCGACTCCAGGCGGGGGTAGGGCCCGTTCGGGGCGTAGCGCTTGTTGACCCAGTGCCAGGGGACGTGCGGGTTGGTGTCCGCGACGAGGAGCTGGAAGGGGATCGCGCCGGGCGTGCCACGACGCTCGCCGTTCCAGTTGCGCAGCGCTCGACGGGCCTTCTCGTGCTCGTCCAGGCTGATCTCGATCAGCTCTTGGACGTACCAGACGTCGTAGTCGGTGCTGTAGAGCCGGGTGTCGGTGTCCAGCCCTGCCAGGATCAGCTCGGAGCCGTTGCCGAAGTCGTAGCTGTGGCGGTTGAGCCGGCGGGGCCCGTTCAGCATCGCGTGGCCGGCGGGGACCACGTCCTGCTCCCAGGTCTTGCAGAAGCTCTCCGTGAGCGACGCGCGCGTCTTGCGCACGACGATGATGCGGATGCCCGGGTACTGGTAGCCGAGCCAGAAGAGGACGTGCGCGACGCCTCGGGACTTGCCGGTCCCGCCTGGGCCGTCGAGCAGGTACTCGAGGATCTTGGGCGGCCCCTCGTAGCCGGCGAGGGCCTCCATGAGCTGGAGCGGGGCGCCGCGCAGCTCGACCCGCAGGCGCGGGCGCTCGGGGGCGGAGATCACGCGGACTCCCCGACGGGGAAGACGATCCCGGCGAGCGAGCGAGAGCGACGGACCAGCTCGTTGTACGTGTCGCTGAACTGCACCGGGCCGGTGGCCGCGAGGAAGTCCAGGTAGGTGCTGATTGGCCCGGCGGGGGCCTGGGTCGGCTCGCAGAGATAGGCCGCCCCGCAGTTGGGGCACTTGTCCCGGCCCGCCGTGCTGACCGCCCCGCAGTAGTCGCAGCGGCGGCTCACCCCGCGTCCTCCGGCATCGGCGGGGGCTTGGTGACCTTGACCCCGTGGATCTCGACCGTGCAGCCCTCCTGCACGCCGTGGTTCACGTCCTTGGGCACCGGGCCGTCCGTGCGGTCCAGGATCTTCAACAGGCCCGTGAGCTCCTTGCCGTTGCCTTGGCGCAGGAGAGCCAGGATGGTCTCGGCGGCGGCATTGGCCTCGGCGCCCTCGCCGTGCTCGTTGGGATTGGCGGCGAGCTTGCGCAGCAGCGGGGCGAGGACCGAGGCGCCGCGCGGGCGACCGCCGGGGTTGCCCGACTGACCCGGCTTGAAGCGCGTCTCGACAGGCGGGAGCGGGCGTCCGCTGGCCTGTTCTTGAGGCTCGGTCACCTCGGGTAACTCTCCGCCTCGGCGTCCAGGTTCCGGGTCCAGGACGGGCCCGAGGCGTCCTCCTGGTAGAGCCGGCCCGAGAGGCTCCCTCCCTCGCCTGCGGCTCGCTTGAGCCGGTGCAGCTCCTTCAGGAGCGCGCGCGAGAGATCGACCGGGAGGGGTTGGTCCTGGGAGATGAGCCGCTCGGCGGCAGCGATCTCCGACACGGTCGCGAGCGGGCGCTCGACGGCCGAGGGGGTGGCGTCGGTCACGCTGTAGAAGCTAGGAAGTTAGGGTCCCGTTGTCAACCCGTTAGCGCCCCATATGTGGTAGGATGAGCGCGCCGGGCCCCAAGCCCTCGTGGGTCGTAGCCGAGCACGAGCGAGCGGCCAGGAGGCGCCGGCAGAACCCCCGAAAGGCTCTCCCTCATGGCTCTCGCAGCCTTCCTGATCCGCGACCACAACGCCTCTGCGTCCGCGCACGGGGCCCTCACCAGCCCCGTCCTAACCACGCCGGTGCTGTCGGGCACCGTCACCGGCACCTACACCCTGGGCGGGACCGTCACCGTCGCCTCCCCGACGATCACTGGCTCGATCGTCCTGGAGGGCACCACGGACGACGCGAGCGAGCTGACGATCTCGTGCGAGCCGACCGCGGACCGCACGCTGACCCTGCCGGACGCCACGGACACCCTGGTCGGCAAGGCGACGACCGACACGCTGACGAACAAGACGCTGACCTCGCCCCGGATCGGCACGGCGATCCTCGACACCAACGGCCTGGAGCTCGCGAAGCTCACGGCGACGGCGTCGGCGGTCAACGAGGTCACGCTCGCGAACGCGGCAGCGGGCAACGGGCCGACGCTCTCGGCCACGGGCGACGACACCAACATCGACCTCAACATCGCCCCCAAGGGCACGGGGACGGTCCAGATCGCCAGCGACGGCGTTACGCGGTTCGTGCAAGTCGCGCTGACCGCCGCCGAGGTGAAGGCGCTGCGGGCGACGCCCAAGACGCTCGTGGCCGCCCCGGGCGCCGGCAAGGTGCTGGAGTTCCAGGGCGCCGTGCTCCTCCTCGACTACGGCACCACGCAATTCGCCGAGGACGGCGGGGGCTCGAACCTCGGCATCCGCTACACCGACGGCTCCGGCGTCAAGGTGTCCGAGGACATCGAGATGACCGGCTACATCACCCAGAACGCGGACTACGTGACGTTCGCGGTGCCGGACGGCGGGGCGGCGACGGCGATCGTGGCGAAGACCGGCTGCGAGAACCAGGCGCTCGTCCTGCACAACGTCGGCGCGGGCGAGATCGTCACCGGCGACAGCCTCCTGCGTGTCAAGGTCGCCTACCGCGTCTGGTCGACCGGCTTCTAGTCCCTAGCGGGCGCTGCGGGCGGGGCTCCGAGAGGGGCCCCGCTTCGTTTCCAGGGTGAGAGAAGCGCGCGGTGTTTCATGGCCTAGCTATCTCGAAAAGGCGTCCCGGGCTCTCCCCGGGCACCATGCCGCGCGCGACGGACTAAGCGTTCAGGAGTAACGCCACGTCCGATTCGGGTTCAGCCAAGGAGCGCCTGAATGTCGCGGAGGTAGTCCCCGCACCACGCGAGGTCCTCTTTCTCTTCGAGCCAAGCGCGACGCGCTTCGAGCGTGTCGTGCGGCTTCCAGTGTTCGAGGGCGAGACTGAGGAACTCGTCGTTCGGATTGGCGCGGTGCGCCGCCGAGCACGCGGCGAGAACGTGCGTCGGATCGCCCGGGCCGTAGCCCTCCAACTCGGCAAGCTCCTTGCCGTCGCGCGTCGTCGCGATCCAGTGCGGGGGCCCCCAGCCGGTGTCCGGGTTGCCCGGCTGATAGGGCTTTGCAGGCAGGTACCCGTAGAGCGAGCGAACCTTGAGCTCCAGCAGCGCACCCATCTCCGGCCGCGCCCGCCCGTAGCAGGCTCGTTCGAGCGCGTACATCCCCACGGCGTTCAGCCCCTCGTGGAAGGTGATGATCCCCGTGCAGTTGGAGGGCAGCTCGTCGCGCTTCTCGCGCATCGTGAAGCCCCACTTGTCCGCCGCGAGCAGGCCGAGCGCGAGCATCTTCTTGCCCCACTCCAGCCAGCCCGGGACGCCGTAGGTGTGGCAGGCCGCACCCCCGTAGCACATCCAGGCGTAGTTGCGGTCGAGCCAGCCGCCCTTGTGCGGGTTCTTCGAGACAAGGTGCATCGACTTCGCGAGCGTCGTCGGCAGCCACTCGCCCGGGTAGCTCTCGACCGCCTTCTCGTCCGGCCGGTCGCTCCAGGTCTGGTAGCGCCAGTCCTCGCAGGCCATCGCGAGGTCGTCGATCGCCCACTGTTCGCCCGTGTGGCAGAGCGGGATCAGATGCCGCATCAGCCGGATGCCGTGCGCCACGTCGTGGCCCCGGTACTCGCGCAGCTTCGACTCGTAGGCGCAGGTCCCCGAGTTGAACCGCTTGTAGCGGTAGTCGTCGTACCCGCCCTGCATGAAGCAGACGAGCTCGGTCTCGCCTTGCCGGCCCGGCTCGCCCTTCATCAGTTGCCGGTCGGGCCGCACCGTCCAGTCGTAGAGCGAGATCGGCCTGCCCGTGTCCGCGTCGTAGGCCGCGCAGAACTGACGAGCCATGTTCGCGCGAGCCAGGATCGCGTGGCAGAGAAGCGCCTCGGGCACCTGCTCGTAGCCGTGGCTGGGGTCGATCCCAAAGCCCCCGTGCATCCAGGCGGGCGGAGCGCCGTCGAGCCAGAAGGGGCCCATCGCGGGGCCTTGGATGTCGGCCGCGTAGCCGAGGTTGAGCGGCGCGCCGCCGAACTGAGCGCCCAAGAGCTTCGTCGCCCGCTCGGCGCAGACGCTCGCGTACATGGCGCGATCGACCTTCGGCTGCCGGCACGCGCCCGGGCCGTAGCCTTTGACCGGATCCGGGATGCGCGCCCCCGCGTAGCGCAAGAGGCCCTGCGCCTTCGCCTTGCTCTTGCCCGCCCGCACGAGCGCGAAGGGACGCTCCAGGATCGCCCGGGCCGGGAACCAGTGGCTCCCCTCCGCCGGCTTGCCCGCCCAGATCCACGTCCCCGAGAAGCTCTGCTCCCCGGCCTGCGGCAGCGTCACCCACTCCCAGCCCGCAGGAGCCGCGAACTGGATCGAGTTGTAGTAGACCTCCCCGCAGAAGCCCGTCCCGTCCCGCTTGACCACGCCGTTGTTGACGCGGAGCACGCCGACGATCAGGTCCGAGCCGACGCCCTTCGCGTAGACGTGGACACCGAGCGTCGAGCCAAAGCGGCCCCAGGTGAAGCCCTTGTTGCGCGGCTCCACCTTCGGGGAACAGGCGAGCGAGAGCCCGTCGGGGAAGACGATCAGGCCGGTGATGTTCATGCGCGCCGCTCGATTCTCCGCGCCCGCGCGCGCTCCCGGGTCATCCGAAGGTTCCGCTCCGCCGAGGACTCGATCTGCGCCATCGCGAGCATCTCATTGACCGCCGAGCGAAACGCGACGTGCGCACCCAGCCGGCGCACCTCGGCGCGCACCTCCCGCAGCGCACGCTTGCTCACCCAGGCGTTCATTTCCCCCGCAGCGAAGAGCTCCTTGATCTTGAGCTGGCGGCCGGCAAGCAGCCGAATGCGGATCCAGCGCGGGCTCTCCGTGTCGGCGTCCGGGTCGACCGTCCTCGCGATGATCGCCACGCGGTCGCACGAGGCCTCGAATTGGTGCGGCCGGACCTCGCGCTTCTTCCGCCCCAGACAAGGCGGGCTGCAACTGCGCCGCATCAAGAACTTGTGGTCGCTCTCGCCGGGCGCCCGGGCGAGCGGCTTGGAGCACGCATCGAAGCGGCAGCGGCGCTCGGCGTAGGGGTGCAGCGCGGGGCCGGTCACGCCGCCTCCGCAGTCACTTCGACCCGCGGGTTGTGCTTGTCGTCCCCGAGGTAGGCGTGCAGCTCGACGACCTGGGAGTCGTTCGCGAACACGACGCCCTGGATCGAGTCGACGGCCACCTTGATCGCGTTGTCCAGATCACCGCGACGCGCAGGACGGAACATCCGCAGCGTCAGCTTCACAGGCCCGTCGATCGGAGCCGGGACGGCGAGCGCGGCCGTCGCTCGCTTGTAGTCGCGTGCCTCCTTCGAGAGCACGACGCGCGCACGCCCCCCGATCGTCAGCGAGCGCCAGTAGCGGTTCGCCGAGGGGGGCCAAGGCAGCGTCAACGAGACGGGCGTCGCCATCGGAGAGAAATGCGGGGGACCGGCCAGTCGAGACCGGCCCCCGCCGCGAGAGTCCTGCACGGACCGGGGGAGAGCCTAACGTATCCGGTGCAACCTTGCAAGCGCACCGCAAAAATCAAGCACGGTCCGAAACAGAAGGGGCTCGGGTCTTCTTCAGGAGCCGCTCGACCCGGACACCGAGGGCCTTCGCGATCCCGTTCAGAAGATCCACCTTCAAGCTCTCGTGGACTCCCCGCTCCAGGTCCGAGGCCCAGGACTGACCCCGGCCGACGGCCTCACCGAGCTCGCGCTGGGAAAGCCCGCGCTCGACGCGCAGCCGGCGGACGTTCGCGCCCAGGACGGAACGAGAGAGGGGCATCGGCTAGACGGCGACGCGGCTCCAGCGCGTGTGCGCGGCCCGCTTGGCCTTCGCGCTGCGCTCCTGGACGAGACGCTCGTAGCGGTTGTCTTGCCAGTCGGTGGTGTCCGGCCAGAGGCGGGCCATGGTGCGGCCCTCGTACGCGGCACGGCACGCCGTCGTCGCCTTCCAGTAGACCTCGTGCGCCGTCCGCATGAATTGGGGGCGCAGCAGGAGCGCGTCCCGCAGCGTGAGAATCGGGGAGCCGGCCGAGAGGCCCTCGCCCGACGTGAAGGCCGCGAGGAAGTCTCGGGCTTCGGGCTCGTGCGCGTGCATGTAGGACGCGATGGCCGCGCCGACCGGGGCCCGGGTCAGACCGCGCGAGTTGGCCTTGTTGAAGGCCTTGGCGACGGCCGTGAAGGGCCCCGGCATCTTGAGGAATTGCTCCTCGACGGCGTTGATCGAGACCCCGGTGTGCCCGCCCATCGCGCACGCGAGGTAGGCCCGGACGAGCGCCGTGACGAGCGTGTTTTCCTTGAAGTCGTCCAGCAGCGAGATCCGGTCCGAGATCGACCGCGAGCGCCCGCCGTCCAGGTGACGGTAGACCTCCGGGGCGAGGCCGCGAGTGACCAGCATGCTGACGGAGCGATCCGCCTCGATCACGGCGAGGAGGCGGTGCTGGCCGTCCACCAGTCTCCCCGTGCGATCGAAGGCGATCCCCTGGTGCGTGACCGTCCACTCTCCCGCGCGCATCATCTGCGCCAGGACCTGGACCCAAGCGTGGCGCACGGGCCGGTTCCCGATGTTCGACTCCAGCCACTTCGCGGCCAGAGCGGGCGTCACGGTTTCGACGTTCGGTTTCATCATGTCGGAAAGGTTCTTTCGTGGTCTTCGGCGCGTTCGTTTTGGTTTGTGCGCCGGTTGCGGAAAGGCCGCTCGGGACGAAAGGCCCCGGCGGTTTACAGATCAGAACGGGACGTCGATGCTGTCCACCGGAGCGACGCCGCTCGTCGCGGCCTCCGGCGGCGGGCTGTTCTCGTACCAGTAGCCGCAGAGCGAGCCCTCGGCCGAGATGTCCACCTTCAACCGCTCCTTGCCGTTGTAGGTCTCCCGCGCGCAGGCGAGCCACGCGCGCCGGCCGATCAAGTCCTGCGAGGACTCGATCGCCTCGCCCTCCTCGAAGCCGAGCGCCTTGAGCTTGCCCTGCCCGATCGAGCGCCCGCGCCCTTCGAGCATGATGACGTCGAAGCAGAGCGTGGACTCCTCCCCACCGAGCGGGTCGTCCGCCACAAATTGGACGTTGAAGTACCGCGAGCCCGTCTTCTCGGACCTCTTCAGCTCGCACTTCGCGACGCGCCCGAGGTGGATCCCCGGCCCGAACTCCCCGGAAGGCTCCGGGCTCCAGTCAACCAAGCCGCCCATCACGCACTCTCCTTCTGCACCTTGCTCAAGAGCCAGTTGATCGTCTTCTCGGCCTGCTCACGGGTCAGGTCCTCCCACGTCTCCGCGCGCGCCGCCGAGAGCGTCTTCTCGATCGCCGTCTCGGGCACCCGCACGACCTCCAGCAGGCGCTTGATCTCCGCCACCTGCTCCGCCGTCGCCAGCTCGATCGGCTCGGACTCGGCCTCGATGTAGTCCTTGCCGTAGCGCGACGAGAACTCGTCGTACCCGCACTCCTCCCCGTTGCGCTGGAGGTAGAAGCGGTCGAACTCCGGGAAGCCCACGAGGCGCGACTTGTAGACCACCGCCTCGCGCTGGCCCTTGCCGAGCTTCTTCACCTGGAGCGTGAGGTCGAGCTCGTACACGAGCTTGTCCCAGACGTCCGGGGCCCGCCCGACCTCCTGGCGCTGCTCCCCGACCATGCCCCACTCCGCGACCTCGTGCGCGATGAACCACACGTTCATGTGGAGCCGCTGGATCGAGGCGACGAGCCGGCGCATGTAGGCGATGGCCGGCTTCTTGGAGGCCCCGAAGGCGTCCTTTGAGCCCAGCCGGTCGGCCTCGTTCGCGATCGTCGTCTGGTAGAGCTTCGTCGCGCTGTCGAGGATCAGCGTCTGGTAGGGATGCTTCTCCGTCGCGAGCGCCCGCACCTGGTCGAGCACGGTGTCGAAGTTGAGCGACCCGTCCTCCTGCCCCATGTAGGCGCCTCCGGCCTCCTGGAGCCGGGCCTGGTAGTGGCGCAGGTCCGCGCCGCCTTCGGTGTCGATGTAGTAGGGACGTGGGAACGAGAGAGCGAACCACGTCTTGCCGGCGCCCGAGGGGCCGAAGATCAGCCCCTTGCAGTGCCCCGGCTGCACGATCTTGGGATCGCGCGCTTTCAGCTTCGTAGCCATCTAGTCACTTCCTGTTCTCCCTCCGCTCCTGCCCGTGCCGAATGCGTGCGGGTCTCGGCGGAGGGGGTTCGGGGTTAGCTCTTCGCGCCTCCGCGCATCAGCCCGAGGCCGTAGAGCTGGAGGCAAAGCTCTTCCAGCCGCGAGCGCGCCTCGCCCGAGAGCGAGCCGCCGCGCTCCTCGCAGAAGCCGACGACCTCGTCGATCAGCAGCGTCTTGTCGTCGAGCGCGCGGAAGCGGCCCGGCATCTCGGCGCGCAGCTCTTCGAGCGCGCGCTCCAGTTCCGCGATCACAGGCTGGCTCATGACCCCATCACCCGCTCGAACGAGAACCATGTGTCCTTGAGGAGCTTCCAGAGGTAGCTAACCACGGGGGTCCTCCTTGCGGGCGGCGAGCATCGCGTCGGCGTACTCGTACGCCATCGCGGCCATCACCGACGGGTCGTCTGCGGGACCTCCGCCGTTTGAGTGGCGGATCTCGTGGACGGTGCCGCACTGCACGCAGTTCGCCGAATCGTCCTCCTCCACCGCAGGGCACGTCGTGTATGAGACGCACGACACCTGCGCCTGTAGCGCGAGGCCGGCGAACCAGTCCCGCATGTCCATCTCCTTGATGGGCGGGAACGTCTGGATCGGATACGCCATGCCCTTGTCACGCACCGCGGACCTCACCTTCCAGCCGTGCGAGCTCGGCTTGCGCGAGCGACTTCAGCTCCTTGAGGTCCAGGTAGCGCAGGATCGTTGCCCCCGCCGTGCCCCGCACCGGCAGGCTGTTGCACTCGACCGGGCGCAGGTCGCCGTCCTGGTCCACGTCCAGGGTGAGCACCATCGTCACCGTGACCTCGCACCCGCCCGAGCGGATCGTGGCCTCGGGCGGGTCGTAGTGGTTGGTCGCGAGCATCCCGCGCAGGTCTAGGTCGGTCGTCATCGGCGTTGCCTCCTTGCGCCCTACTGTATCGGCGCAACCGATGCGGTGCAACGGAGAAATCAAGGATTCGGGCAGGCCGCCGCCCCGCTCCGCTTGCTATCCCCGCGCCGCTCGGTTAGTTGTGGCGTCCCGATGGCAACGAGAAAGACAACCAAGCGCCCCCGCGGACGCCCCCCCGCCGCCGAAGGTTCGGTCCTGATCGGCGCCCGCGTCCTCGAACGGATCGAGGCCCGGGCCTGGAAGCGCCGCGAGGCCGCCTACCACCTCGACATCAACGAGGCCGCGCTCTCGCGCTACATACACAACGCCGTCCCCGACCCGGGCTTCGCCATCGTCAAGAAGATGGCGGTCGTCTTCCAGACCTCGACCGACTACCTCGGTGGGCTTACGGACGACCCCAGGCCGCCGAAGGGGTAGGGGCTTGCGCAGCCGCGGGCGCGGCCGCATACTTGACGCCGCTCTCTGACAAGTCCACCTGCCTTCGCGAGAGGGTAGGAGCCCCGGGCCCGACTCGAACGGGCACGGCCGTAAAGGCCAGCGGATTCCAGGTCCGCCGCGTCTACCGATTACGCCACCGGGGCATGGAGAGGTCCGCCCGGGATCCTTGACCGGTACCCGAGCGGACCCTGCTTCAGGCAGGCCCCGGGCCAGACCGACCCGGTAACCCGCCGTCCACATGAGCACGAACACGCTCATGTTTCCTCCTTTGCCGATTTGGCCGGCTCTGGGGGTTTGCCGGGCGCGGCATCTCACTGCCGCGCCCGGTCTCTTCCTATCCAGGCATGGCCAGCAAGCGCAAAGCCCGTAAGCGTGGCCCGAAGCCCGCGACGCTCAAGCTCACCGGCGACTGGCAGATCGCTGCGCGCAAGGCGACCCGCAAGGCCAAGCCGGCAGGGGGCTGGCCACCCGCGACAAAGCACAAGCCCCCGAAGGGGGCGCCGCTGCTATGGAGATCAAGCGGCAGACGGGCCTCTCCTACCAGTCGGCCCTTTTCATGATGCACCGCATCCGCCTCGCGATGGCGGAGGACCCCGCGACCCCACCGAAGCTCACCGGGACCGTTGAAGTTGATGAGACTTTTGTTGGTGGAAAGCCACGGAATAAGCACGGGCGCGGCAAGATCGGCCCGTTCCAAAAGGCCCCGGTTATGGTCCTGGTTGAGCGCGGCGGCGCGGCTCGCGCCTTCCCGATCGACCGCGTTACGAGCTTCAATCTCCAGCAGGCGATCCGGCAGAACGTCGCCCCGTCTGCGCGGATTATGACCGACAGCTACAAGGGGTACCCAGGCGTCGGAGTTCAATTCGCGGGCGGGCATCACAGCGTCAATCACAGCCAAGGCGAATACGTCCGGGGTGACGTTCACTCGAACACGGCCGAGTCCTTCTTCGCGATCTTCAAGCGCGGTCTGACCGGCGTGTACCACAGCGTCAGCCGCCACCACCTGCACCGCTACGCCTCGGAATTCGCCTTCCGCTATACGAACCGGAAGATGGACGACGGCGCACGGACCGCACTCGCGATTCGCAAGGCGCAGGGCAAGCGCCTGATCTACCGGGCGTCGGTCCGGAAGAAGCCGGCCTAGGACTTCTTGCCCTTCGGGGCCTTGGCGGGCTTGGTCTTGGCTGGCCAACCGCCTGCCGGGCGCGGCTTGCGAATCGCTCGCCCGATGGCGTCCTCCCACGAACCCTCCAGCTTGAGGGTTTCGGGCTTCGGACCGCGCTTCGGCTTGTCGGCTTTGGAGGCGATGTGAGGCATGGTAGCGCGAGCCGACTTCGGGTAAAAGGGCGAGGCCACGACAGCGAGTCAGACGCTACCGTGGCCTCGGAATCGGGTGGGGGCGGCGTAGTGCGGCCGTGTCTTTGGGAGTCATTGAGCCGGGGGTGCAAATCCCCTCGCCTCCACCTCTTTCCCCGCGCTAGCGACGCGGGGTGGTCTTTTCAGAGAGCCGGGCGCCGTCGCCGTTTATTTATCGATCGCAATAGCGCGATCATGATAGCGCGCTCTTGCATTTGAAGTAGTGCGTTTTCCGGCATCTCGTTTCGGTCATGCCGAACCAGGGATGACGCGGGCTTGGTAGAGAGCGGGCCGCTCGCAACAGCCCCGAAAAGCGTACTCCTCGCGCGCGTCGCGTCCATCGTTTTCACCCGTCGCAAGCCTTGAAGCGATCGGATCTTGCGCTGTCGCGTGCGTCAAGTTGATAGTCCCGCCCGAAGGGGTAGAGCATGGAACCCGAGAAGCGCACCCGCATCGTGGACGAGCACGGCGAGCTTGTCGCGATCCGGCTCCTGCTCGACCCCCTGTCGCTCAAGCCCACTGCCGTCTGGGGCTGGCGCTCGCCTGACGGGCCCGGCTTCGTCCCGCACTGTGACGACTGCGGCTGGCGTATCGAGCTAGAGCCCAACGGTACGTACAGGCACGAGTGCCAGCGCTTCGCGCAGTAGGGGCCGCCGAAGGCATAGTCCGCCAATCGCGACACGGTAGGAAGCCGGCCCCCTCTAACGGCCTAGTATCGGGAATCCCGCGTCCGGTGCGGGAATATTCCGCTTCCCATGCATTCCGGGGGCATGCACACCGCCGACTTGGCAGAGTGGGCGCCAGTGGTGTGTTGACCGCGCGCGCCGGCTCCCGAGATGGGCCTCGCGGAACGCTCGCGCGCGGGTAGCGGGAAGAGAGACTTCTACATGGCTCGGGAGAAACCTCAGCCGGACGCGAAGGCGGACCGGCTCGGGGAGGGAGACGCTTTCGTCTCCACGGAGGAATTGGCGCGCCTGCTCGGCGTGGACGGCTCGACCTTGCGGCGATGGGAAGCGCGCGGACTCCTACCCGCACCCATCCGCATCGCACGCACCGTCCGCTGGCAGCTATCGAAGGTGATTACTTCGCTAAACCGTTCCAGTACCGACGGATACGGCGCTACCGGGAAATGATGACTCCTTAGTTCTGACTTTCCGTAACAATTCCGCCTATGGGATCCGGATACGGGAGGGGGCGCGTCAAGCGCCACGGGACCGCCGACGCCTGGTATGGGGACTGGAAGGACGCCCAGGGAAGGCGCAAACGCATCATCCTCGGAGCGACCAAGGCCGAGGCGGAGTACGCCCTCGCCAAGCGCATCCGGGACCGCGACCTCGAGCTCTCCGGGATGCTCTCCGAGCGCGGCCCGGAGATGCCCGTCGCCGAGCTGATCGAGTCCTACTTGGCCGAGCTGGCGATGCGGGCCGCGCCCCGCTCGATCAAAAACGCCGAGATCCACTTCCGGCGCTTGCAGGAGGACCTGCGCCTCAAGATCGTCCGGGACATCTCGCGCCCCGTGCTCCTGCGCTGGCGCCAGCAGAAGTCGAAGGAGGGGCTCTCGAACTCGACCATCAACGCCGGGATCGACTACCTGCAAGCCGCCCTGCGCCACGCGATCCAGCACGGGATCTTGGCCGTCAACCCGATCCAGGGCCTGGCGAAGCTCTCGACGGCGGCCCCGCACCGGCGGCGGATCGCGCGCGCCCTGACGGAGTGGGAGGCGCACAAGCTCGTCCAGGCCGCCGGGGAGCGGGACCGGGAGCGCGGCGGCTACCCCTTCGACCCGATGCTGCGGGCGCAGATCGTCGGCGGAGCGCGCTACGGAGAGCTCACACGAGCGACGTGGGGAGACCTCGATCCGGAGCGGGGAAGCCTGCGGTTGCGGGCCGAAACTACGAAGTCGCGCAAGCAGCGCCTCGTCGCCTTGGACGCCGCGACCTTCGAGGCGATCCTCGCCCTGCCTGCCGCCTACCGCGCGATCCACGGCGTCGGACCCCGCCCCTCGACGCCGATCTTCCTGCAACGCTCGGGCGAGCCCTGGCCCGCGAACACCAAGCGTTACCTGTACGAGCTACACGGGCTGCTCGAGATTGCCGGCATCGAGAAGATCGACGCGACCGGGCGGCGGGTCCATTGCCACGCTCTGAGACGCACCGCGGCGACGCGGCTCTACCGAGCGGGCGCGAACCCGCTCGCGATCCAGCGGATTTTGGGACACGCAGACGCGCGCACGACAACGGGTTACATCGACGACGAGTTTACGGTCCTGAAAACCGCCGTCGCTTGCTTGCCGGCGCTACCGGGTGGCGGCAACCTGCCAAGCGTACCAGCCGAGGGCGAGTCTCGTCCCCCGGCACCTGCGCTCTCTGTACGAACTGGCGACGGGTAGGCATCACAGCACGCTCGTGGTGCTTGACCCGTAGGCAGGAACGGGCAGGGGCGCGCAGGGGCGCGCAACGGCGTGTAAGTCGGGCCCTGACAGTGGTGTGCGGGGCCGCGCAGGAGCGCGCAGAGGGACGCAACCGGGGGCAACCCGAGCGCCGTCAAGGTGGCGCGCGCCGGGGCCCTCCAGCGAGAGGGTCGTCATGCGCGACGTGAAGGTCCGAAAGGGTCAGGGGGAAGGGTTCCGTCTGCGGTTCGGGGCGAAGGAGATCGCCGCCGTCATCCAGCGGTTCGAGGACTGGAGCGCGGAGGCCGGGCCCCGTGCGTCGCACGTCGCGTGCCTCCTGCTCGCGGAAGCCGGCGGGGACGTGGCCGAGGTCTGCCGGCGGATCGACCGCGCGTTCCAGAGCCGGGGGGAGTTCACCCCGGAGATGGGGACCGTCTACGCGAAGTGGTCCCACCTCGCGGGCGGGAGGAAGGCGTGAGCGAGGGCCGCACGCCGAACTGGACTCCGCCCCCCGGAGGTCCGCCGTTCCCCGCTCCTCCGGCCGACTGGGACGACGAAAAACAATACCACGTCTACATCCTTCGCTGCTTGGCATGGGCCGCCATCGAGCAACACCGCGCAGGTCTGCTCGCGTGGTCTGACGAGGAGGTCGACCTCAACTCGCGTGGGGCTGCGGCTGAGAGCCCCGAGGCTCCCCGATGAGCGCCTCCCTCGCGAACCTCGTCGCGGCGGCGCTGGACAAGGGCGAAAGCCTCGACAGTCACGCCTTCGTGGAGCCCGAGCCCGCCTACTGGGACTCCGCCCGCGACGCGCTCGCCGCGCTGGTGGTCGAGAACGAAAGGCTCAAGCGCCGAGCGCAGGACGCGGAGGGCGCGCGGGACTTCCTCCACCGCGTGTTCCGGCTCGGCGGCTTCGACAACCATCCCGAGATCTGGTGGCGCACCGACGGCGAGTACGCGCCCGTCACGATCTTCGTCAACTGCAACGACCTGTTCTGGTGGGCCTCGGCGGACTGCGAGCGCCTGACGCCCGAGAGCATCGGCATGTGGGAGCAGGCGTACTCCGACCTCGACGCGCTCCTGCCCGCCGAGCCACGTACGGCGGAGAACCAGACTGACGGGCCGGTGCGCGAGGCATGGCTCGCGAGGGGCACGCGCCGCATCTCGATCATGTCGTGCGTGGACTGGCTGTTCTGCGCGCGCGTCCGGGGCATGCGGCCGCAGGGAGCGTGCTACCCGAAGGACGCGCCGGAGGTCTGGCCCTTGTTCGACGCCTGCGGCCCGGAGAGGCCGACCGGACACGGCAATCCCTGCAAGCCGGGCGAGTACGGCCGATGAAACGCTCGGGCGCGCCCCCCCGCCACACGCCCCTCGCCCGCGGAGCCCGGAGCCTGGAACGAGGCCGGGGGCTGCGACCAGTCGGCACGCGAGCCAAGCGCTCTCGGAGCGCGCGCGAGCGGTTCAAGCGGCTCGTCCGCGAGCGGGCCGGAGAGCGCTGCGAGCGCTGCGGCAGCGTCTACAAGGTCGAGGCGCACCACTTCCTGCCGACCGGGCGGGACGGCCCCGACGACCCGGCGAACGGCGTCGCGCTCTGCGGCGGGCCCGACGGCTGCCACATCCGCGTCCACCGCCACCAAGCGCCCGACTGGCGGGCCTGGATCTCGAACAAAGAGAACAAGGTCGCTCCCTGGGCGCGCGTGGCGCTGGGGATGGAGCGCTGGAGGGCGGCGTGAAACCCTACTACGAGAACGGCGGGATCACGATCTACCACGGGGACTGCCGGGAGGTGCTGCCCGAGATGGCGGCCGGCTGCGCGGATCTTCTGCTAACCGATCCGCCGTACGGGATGACGTACACCAACGAGGCCAAGAAGGGCCTCCGCGGCGACGCCCAGCGGCAGGGCATCCGCCTGTGGCGGTCCATCCTGCTCGACCTGGACCGGGTCATGCGCAAGCCGGCGCATGCCTACGTGTTCTGCCACTGGGAGTCGATGCCGGACTTCTACGACGCGCTCGCGTCGTACTGGGACACGAAGAATGCGCTGATCTGGGACAAGCGCAGCTACGGTCCCGGCGACTGCGAAGGCGACTACGCCCACGACTACGAGATGGTCCTCTTTGCCCACGTCGGCGGGCGAAAGCTCCTCGGGCACGGGCGAGACCTCTCGATCCGATCAACGCCGATGGTCCCGGGCGTGCACCGAGTGCATCCAACCGAGAAGCCCGTCGACCTCCTGCGGTTCTACATCCGCAAGAGCACGGCGCCGGAGCAAGTAGTACTCGACCCGTTCGCCGGCTCTCTCAGCACCTTGCTCGCCGCGAAGCTGGAGGGCCGTCGCGCCATCGGGATCGAGATCGAAGAACGCTACTGCGAGATCGCAGCCAAGCGCCTCGCCCAAGGGGTGCTCGACTTCTCCGGAGGTGCCGCATGAGCGCCCTCCAGACGCTCTACGACGCCCTGAACGAGTACGCCGGCGAGGACGAGGAGCGAGCGGACGGGGAGACGTGGCTCGCGATCCTGACGGCCTTGGACATCGCCATCCGGGAGCACGACGCGCTCCTGGGCCAGATGGAACGACTCAAAGTGAAGCTGGAAGAGGGGCGCGCTCTGCTCAGGAGCGCGGAGAGGGGAGAGGCAGAGTGAGCTCCGCGCCGCTCGACTACTACCCTTGGTACCCCAAGGCGTTCCTGCTCGACCGTTACGTGCAGGTGATGACGCTCGAAGCCGCAGGCCTGTATCGGCAGATGCTGGACCTGGAGTGGCTCGACGGGCCGCTGCCCGCCGAGGAGACATACTGGCGCCGGCTCTGCGGGAGCAAGGCGCGCGACTTCGACGACACCTGGGCGCAGGTGCGACCCATGTTCGTCGAGAAGGACGGGCTGCTCGTCAACCCGCGACTGGAAGCCGAGCGGACGCTGGCGCTCGAAGCTGTCGAGCGCGCGGCTGATGCCGGGCGGCGAGGTGCGGCGGCACGCCGAGCAAAGAACGATCGGCTCGACGAGCTCAAGGAGGCGGCGCGCACAGAGCGGGGCCTGCCGAAGGGTGGCTCAAGCAACCCTAGTAGCCCCCCTAGTAGGGTCGCTACAGCGGCCGATGAACGGGCGCTCAACGCGCGTTCAACTCCTGACTGTACCAGTACCAGTACCTTCGCTCCTTCGGAGCGTCCGCCGCACGCGGCGGAGCCTCCGCCCGTCGAGGATCCGGCTCCGGAGGAGAAGAACAAGCACGGCCAGTTCGTGGCGTGGTTCCAGAGCGAGTGGCTCAAGAGCGGGCGAGCCGAGCCCTACGTCCCGGCCGAGAAGGACTACAAGGCCGCGATCAGGATGCTCAACAAGCACCCGCCCACGGAGATCGCGAAGCGCGCGCGGCAGATGCTCGGCTCCGCCGACCCGTTCCACGTCGCCAACGCGACGATCTCGCTGCTCGAGGGCGACTGGAACAAGTGGCCGAACCTCCGAGCGGCCGCGCGCGTGAAGTCCGAGCCCAAGGGCTACGCCGGGATCCGGGAACGACAGGCGCGCGACTCCCCGGGCGGGGTCGACCCCGCGTTGCAGGCTGGCTTGAAACTCCTGACCGGAAAAGACCCATGACCCCCGCTGGATTCGACGCCATCTCGAAGATCATCTCGGCCGCGTGGCCCTCGTTCCCCTTCGGGGCGGACACCCAGGCCGTCTACAAGGCCTCGCTCGCCGACCTGGAGGACCGGCCCGTCGCGGAGGCGGTCAAGAAGCTCATCGCGACGAGCGAGTACGCGCCGACCGTCGCGGCCATCCGGAAGCTCGCGAAGCCCGCGCGCTCCTCGGCCGGCGTGAACGGCGCGTACCTGATCGCGGGCTCGCCCGAGTGGCGGGACTACCACGGCTGGGAGAAGAAGGCGCCGAGGCTGAACGGCGTGAGCCGGATCGACCCGGGGGAGCTGCTCGGCGAAGGCGGGCCGCTGTGACCGCCTACATCCTGGCCGCCGCCGTGGGCTACGTCCTGGGGCGCATCGGGAGAGCGACGAGGAGGTGCGCGTGAGCCCGCGCAAAGGGCCCGAGGAGTACCAGGACCCCGGCGAGCTGTTCAAAGACGAGCCCCCGCCGGAGCAGCCCGCGCCCGTCCCGACTCCGGTTCCTAGTGTCCCGAAAACTTGATTTTCCTGGTGCAACGCATCGGGCGCGCCGATAGAGTAGAGCGCACAGGAGGCACGAGCGATGGACGAGAGGACGGGGACGGGAGAGGCGTGGGCCGTCGAGTGGGACGAGCGCGACGGCGCCTTTCCGATCAGTCAGGACGAGCGGGACAAGTGGGTTGCCGAGATGCTGGGCGAACTCCGTCAAGATCCTGCACAGAGCTACGCCGGACGCCGAAGCGGGGATAGCTACGTGGTCGTGCGGCGGGACGAGCTGGGGCTCGTTGACGTGCTCGACTGCCTCGTGCGTCGAACCGGAGCCGTGCCCGAGTCGCTCTCCCAGGCCCGCGGGGAAGGAGCGTCCTGACGTGGGAAGGCTGACGAGAGCCGAGGTCAACGCCGTCTGCGACTACTTGGAGCAGCGGATCCATCTGGAGCCGGCCGCCGTGCGCGCCGCCCTCGCTCCCTACACCGAGGGAGAGGAGCCGAAGGCGGAGGACCCGCACGAGTGGGACGGTATCCACGGCGGCCATCGCAAGCGCACCGACGCCGAGATGGATCGCATGGTCGAGACGACTCGCGCCGCCGCCTCCCCTGCGAGCGAGGGGCCGCAAGGGAAGACAGTCCGAGTGCGCGAGTCCGAGGCCGACATAGCGCGCGACCGGCTCTGGTGTGCGGCCTCGCTGGCGATCCCATCCTCCGAACGGCTGGAGCTTCTTGAGGCGTTCCACAAGCTGCGAGAGAAGCACTACGTCCCCCTGCCCGCCCCCGCTGCGGAGATCCAAGGGAGCGTGACGCCGTGAGCGAGAAGCGCGCCTACCTTTGGGACTTCGACGGAGCCTGCGCGCCCGGCGAAGACGGACAGAGCCCGGTGTTCGTGGGCTGGGAGACGTTCACGCTCGGCGTCTTCCAGTGGGTACCGACGAAGGACGGAGCCCACCTCAAGAAGGGCAAGGTCGTCAGGCGGATCAAGGGCCGGACGCACGATCCGGCGCCCGCCTACGAGGCCGCGCGCGCCGAGTGCGCCCGTCGCAACGCGGAGGTCCGCCCGTGAGCGAGCGCCCCTCTCTCCGCGAAGCGGCGCGGGACGTCCTGGAAGCTGACGACGCGCTATCCAAGCTGCTCAAAGGGCGGCCGATCTCCGAAGCCGAGTTCTTTGCCTCGCAAGAGCGCGAAGAGAGGATGGAAGCCCTCCGCGCCGCTCTCTCGGCCCCCTCTCCCGAGCCCGGAGAGCGCGGGGACCTGGAGGAACTGGAGCGGCTGGAGAAGGCGGCGACGCCCGCGCCGTGGATGCTTTGGGATAGCTGTTCGTGGCGCCGCATCGGACGCACGGACCAGACGACGAGTGTCCTGACGCCGACGCGGCACCCGTGGGACGGGCATTCCGACCTCGATTGCCGCGAGGCGGACATGGACCTGCTCATCGCGGCCCGCAACGCGCTCCCCGCCCTGCTGGCCGAGCTGCGCGCCCATCGCGCCTTTGCGGAAGCCTGCGAGCCCGTCATCGCGCGGTTGGGGACGATGGATGTTCTCGAACAACTGTCGCCCGGCCCTGAGTTGGAGCATCGCCGATCGTGGCTCGTGGATGGCTTGATCTCGATGGCACAGGCGCGAGCGATTCTCGTGGCTTGGGACGCTCTGCGCGCCCATCGCGCGCGGGAGGAGGGACGGTGACGAAGAGCACCGGACACGGACACGTCGTGCCTCGACCTGACGGCGTGCGGGCTCGCTGCGGAGGCCCTGGGCTCTGCCACGTATGCCAGATGGAGGTCGCAGCGCTCGGCAAGCGCCCCGCCCCCTCTGCGAGCGCAGTGGATTCCTGGTGCGCGTTCCAAGCAGAGCATCCGGCAGAGGCCGGCGGCTCGCACGGCGCAGCCGATCCGCCCCCCGCCCCCGAGTCCCGAGCGGGCGCGCAGGCGGGAGCGGTCGAGCGCTGCTTCCGATTCTGCGAGCACGAGTGGGAGGAGGCGGAGGACTTCCAGACGCTCGCCGCCGCCCGCGCCGAGCACGCGGCGCTGCGGGGCGCCCTGGAGCAGATCATCGAGAACTACGACGCGCGCGTAGGGGTTCGTGGGCACCATCTCGGATGCGACTGCGGCGGCACGCGAGACGGGCTGCACTCGTGTCGCACGTTCGTACAAGCCATCGAGAGCGGACGCGCCGCGCTCGCGGCCTGGAGGACCCGATGACCGACACCCCCGCGCCGCCCGCCGAGGGCGAGATGACGCCGGAGCAGAGATGGATCCGCCGCGTGAAGCGGTCCTTTCCGGAGTGCCGAGACGGCTACAGCGGATCCCTTGCCCTGTATCGCAGCGAATACCTCGACGATCTCCGCTCCGCCGAGGCGCAAGGCCGAGAGAGGGGCGCAAGGGAGGAGCGGGAGGCGTGCGCGCGCGAGATCGAGCCCGACGAGCACGATGTCGGCGATTGGGGCGGCGCGCTCCGTTGGGCATGTCTGCGGATCCGCGCCCGCGCCACCCCCAGCCAGAGAGAGAGCGCGGGGGAGCCGGGTGGAAGTAAACCGGCCCCCGTTGCGCCTACGTCAGAAGACCAAGCGGGGCTTGATCGTTCGGCGCAGCCAGGGGCCGCGCGCGCATCCTACCACGTCGCGCCCGCTCCCGTCCCCGCAGAGCCGCAGGCGGTGAGCGAGGAGAAGTGCTCGACCTGCGGCAAGCGGGACGGCGAGCCGGGAAGCCAGTTCTGCTCGAATGGCTACCACTACGCGCCGGCCACTGTCAGCGAGGAGCGGGTCCGAGAGATCGCCGAGGACGTCATCAACCCCGTGCTCGGCGCCTTGGACACGCGCATCGGCGAGATCCACGGGCGCCTCGACATGGACACGCCGCGCGACCGTCAGATTGACGCGCTCTGGGACCGCATGTGCGCGCACGTCGAGGAGCGGCACGCGAAGCCCGTTCGCGAGGACCTCGCCGCCCTTCGCCGGGAGGTCGCCGGGCTGAGAGAGCGCGTGGAGGCGCAGCAGGAGACGCAGCGGGCCAGGGGCGTGCCGCCCCCGGACCCCCTGCCCGAACCGACATGCCCAGCGTGCGGCCACGCCACCGATCTCCATTCCCCGGAGAGCCGCATCGTCGGCTGCCAGTGGAGCCGTCGTGAGGGCGACGGACTCACCATCTGCGGCTGCCGCAGGCTGCGCAGAGAAATCGAGACGCTCCGAGCGGGGTTTCCAGGGGGCGGCAGCCCCATGGCTCCGAACGCCTCTTCTCCGCCCTCCCCGTCCCCCGTGGAGCCGGCGCCGAGCGTCCTGGTGCCGAGAACGGACCTGAGTGCGGCCATCGCCTCGGTTCGGTTCGCGGCTGACGTGCGGGCCATCGACCACGATCAAACGCAGCGGCGCTACGCGCTGGAGGAGCGCCTGCTTGAAGATCGTCTCGTCCGCGCCCTTTCCATCGAGGCTCCCCGATGAGCATGACGCGGGACGAGCAACGCGCCTATATGCGCGGTTATCAGCGCGGAAAAGCCGGCAAGTGGCCGGACATGGCGACGGTCTCCGACGAGCGGTTCCGTGTTCTGGCGCAGGCCGCCAAGCAGCTCGCAGATGCGGTCGACGAGATGCTCTGCCAATTCGACGACCGCGACGACGATCCGATGCAGGTCGCGATTGACGATGCCCGACACCTTGTGCTCTGTGCGATCCAGGAAGCATGGAACGAAGTGGCCGCTCAGGCCCCCGAGGCTCCCCATGCCTGAGCCGAGCACCCTGCGGCGGCTTCTTGCTCGTTTGCGCTGCGCGCTCATCAAGCACGATGCGGGCGGGCACATGGATCCGTTCCCCGAGAAGCGCTGGATCGACGAGGAGACCAGCCTGTTCGAGTGGAAGTGCCTCGACTGCGGCCAGTGGATCCACTCCGACGAGGCGCGCCCGTGAGCGCCCCTGAGCCGAGCACGCCGGAGACGAGCGCGATCGCCGCCGTGCTGGCCCGAGCCGGCCACAAGAACCCGGCAGACGACTGCGTGGCGTGCCGCGCCCGCTCCGAGCTCTCCGCCCTCCGCCAGGAGCTCGAAGAGGCTAGAGCCGAGAGGGACGATGCACGCTTGCTCTGGCGTGCCAAGGGACTGGTGCTCATTGCGCGGTCAGGCGGCGGCCGTTGGGAGTTCTTCGGCGGGCCGCACTCGCGTCAGTACCTATGTGATGACAGGCAGGGCGTCCCCGTCCTCGACGCCGCCTCTCGCTCCGCGCTGCGCCGCGCCCTCGGAGAAGAACGACATGCCGATCCGTCCTGAGAACCGCGCCCGCTATCCCGGCAACTGGCGCGCGATCTCCGACCGCATCCGCTTCCAGCGCGCCGCCGGACGCTGCGAGTGCGAAGGCGAGTGCGGCCTGCATCGGACGACGCCGGGGCCGCGCCGCTGCGTCGAGGTTCACGGCCAATCCGCGACCTTCGCCAAGGGCAAAGTCGTGCTGACCGTCGCCCACCTCGACCACACGCCGGAGAACGTCGCCGACACGAACCTCAAGGCGATGTGCCAGCGCTGCCACCTGCTCTACGACAAGGACCACCACCAAGCGAACGCGGCCCGGACCAGAGCGCGCCGCGCCCTCGGAGAGGAGGAACGAGCGTGAGCGCCGGCAAGAACGTTCGCCGGAAGCACCGCGCGCGCAAGCCGTACCGCGGTTCGCGGGCCGCCGACTCTTCATGCCGAAGCAACGGCTCGTGCGGCTACTGCCGGAACAACCGCATGCACCGGCATCGCAAGAAGCTGGAGCCCCACGAGGCCCCACCCCCGCACACCCCCTGAGAGACACCGTGGCTTCCCCTAACCCTGTTCCCTGAGAGAGACCATGACCCGACTGCTTCTCGCCCTGTTCCTGCTCGCCCCGCTCGCCCCCGCGCAGACCCGCACCTTCTCCGCCACGCTCAACGTCGGCGAGACCGCCACGGTGACGATCGCCGGGCCGAACCCCGGAGCCACGAGCGCGCTGATCTCGATCGACGGCCAGGCCGACCGCTGGCGCGCCGTCGAGAACCTCTCGCTCTTGACCGGAGGCACCGCGACGTTCGCTCCCGCGACGGCCAAGGTCGAGGTCGGGATCGGGGCCTCGGCGCTCGTCTCCGCGAGCGTGGGCGCGCCTGCGACCTCGTTCGCTGGCCTCTCCGTCTGGGACGGGACGATCGACTTCGCGGGTCCGAGCTCGGGCTCGGCGCTGCTCTCGGGACTCTACAGCGCCTCCAGCGGCGGCCCGGCGGCTCCTTGGGCGGGACGCCGCGTCGTGCTCTGGATCCGCGCCACGGACAGCCCCACGGGCATCTCCGGGACCACGGGCGCGCTCGCGACGCAGCACGGGTGCTTGGTGACGGTGAACGGGACGGTATCCTTCCAGTGATGGACCGAGCCGAGATCCGGAAGCTCGCCGAGGCGGCGCTCGCGGATGACCACTCCGTGCATGCGCGAGCGGTCGCTGCGCTGAACGAGCATGGAGAGGTCACAGTCGCACCGTGGGTCATCGCCGCAGCCCACCGCGAGCCCGCCCTCGCGCGCGCGGTGCTGGAGCTGCTGGACAAGCTCGGCGCCGTGGAGAAGGAGTACCTGTCCTTCGCGCTACAGTCGATCGGCAGAGACACCGACGACGCCGCGCCCACGCCCGAGGAGAAGCCCTAGGGCTCGATCAGCGCCGAGTAGACCCGCGCGTAGGCGAGCCCGAACTCCGGGCCGTGATCGGCTACGCTCGGGTGCTCGCTGGTCCAACTCAAGGCGTGACTCCACTCGTGAAGTAACGTCCAGCGCAGAAAGTCGCCCTCCAGCGTCGGATCGAGCGAGATCGCGAAGTGCGGCGTGGACTCTCTGTGGAAAGAGCAGGAGCCCCAGCGCTTCTTGAGGGCCCGGCGCCGTACGACCACGGGCCACATGGGCGGGACGCGCTTGCGCAGGACCGCGAGGTCGCGACGGAGCGCGGCGCGCTTCACCGCTTCGCTCTCCCGCCCGGCGCGCGCACCTTCCGGATCGGCCCGGCCATGTTGAAGGCGCCGTTGTAGTAGCCCCGGTCGAACCACTGCCGCAGGGCCGTCTTGACCTCGACGACCGCGCCCCGCTCGTCCTGTCGCGGCTCGATGATCCAGCCGCCCACGTCGTACTGGAGCCCCTTCTTGCGGCCCCAGGTGTCTTGGTCCTTGGTGCAGCCGGCGCCGATCACGTGGACCCCGCGCTCGATGAAGTAGATGAGCTTGTGGAGATGCCCGCTGCACATGATCGCGGGCTTCTCGCCGGGCTGGAGCGAGCGGACGATCTTCTGCATCGTCCAGCTCGTCGCGTGCGCGCTGCCGCCGCCGGGGTGGTCCAGCCAGAGCTTGGACGAGGCGCCCGTCTTCGCGTGCTCCAGCGAGAAGAAGGCCTCCTTGTAGCCGCAGTCGCGCAGGTCGTGGCGCCCGTACTCGCGCGCGGAGCTGACGAGCAGCCGCCCGACGTCGATCCCTTCGCGCTTGGCGTACCAGCCCTCGTGGTCGTCGCCGGAGACGAACCACGTCGTGATGCCCTTCTTCTCGGGGAAGTTCTCGACGAAATAGTCGACCTGCGGCTGGAGCCCGTGGCAGTCGGGCAAGAGCTCGTGGTCGTTGTCGTGGCCCTCGCCGTCGATCCAGTTCCCGGCGAGCAGGACGTTCTCGATCCCCTCCGAGGCGAACCAGTCGTAGAGGTCGGTCGCTACGTCCTCGCGCGCGCACTTCGACCCGTAGTGGGTGTCCGAGATGATCCCGAATCGGTGCCGGCCGTTCTTGTCCGAGATGAACTTGAGGTTTTCGAGCGTGCGCGGGGCCGGCTTGCGCACGAGGACGATCACGTCCCCGTGGACCTTGACGTTGAGCGACTGCTCGACGAGCGCGTCGCAGAGGTCGATCACGGCGCCCCGCGAGCAACCGATCTCGGCCGCGACCTCCGCCAAGGGGATGCGGCCGCCGCGCTTGAGCCGGGCGTGGAGAATGTCGAGGGCTTCGGTGTTCCCCTCCTCGCGGGCCCACTTCGCAACGTCGAAGCGGGGCTTCTTCAAGTGCCCAGCCCGCCGAGGCAGTTGTGGACGTGCGAGTGGAAGGCCGTGTACTTGTAGGGGTAGCCCAACTGCTCGCACGCCATCCGGTAGATCGAGCGCACCTTGCCCTTGAACTCGCCCCGGGCGCGCATCTCCAGGGCGATCCGGATGCCCTCGGCCGCCTCGGGAAGGCGACAGGTCTCGCATTTCGTGGGTCGCGCGGGCTCGAATCCCCGCGCCCACGAGGCCACGTCAAAGCCCGGAGGGGCCTTCGATGCTTTCGCGCTCGGCGCTCTCGGCTTCCCGGAGCGCGATGTGCCGGTCGAGGTAGAAGCGCGCCTTCCTGAGGTCCTCAATCTCCCGTCCTTTGTAGGAGGCGCGGCAGACGTACTTGATGACGTTGCCGAGGTGGTAGGCGAGCTTCTGGTCCTCGATGAAGTCCAGGACCTCGATCTTCCCTCGCGTGTAGTGCGAGGGGCGGCTCACGGGGTCGTGCCCCGAGCCTGGCTGCGTGGCGGCGTCGCCCACGGACGGGGAGCCTACACTACCGATGGGGTATGTCGCCACCGTTGCAACTAGGAAAGGTAGACGGATCAGACAAGCGCCCTACGGAGAGCGCGGATGGAGCGCCACAGGACGAGGACTGGGGCGAGGATCAGGAGGCCGAGGACGGCTAGGCAGACGTAGTCGTCGCGACGGGGCTCGGGGGGCTCGCCGGCTGGGGCTGGTTCGGCAGGCCCCAGACCTTCTTCTCCCGGTTGTTCCGGTAGAAGTTCACCCCGAGGAAGCTCGTCACCAGGGTCGCGATCCCGGTCCCGATCGTCTGGGGCCAGTCGATCGACTCCCCCTGCTCGGTCAGCAGGGCTCGGATCGACTCCGCTTCCTCCGGGGAGATCACTCCATCGGCCACCGCTGCGTTCCAGGTGGCGGTCAGGCGCTCCCCCACGGTAGGGGACACGGCACACGCGGCGAGAAGCAGGAAGGCCGCTAGGGCGGGAAGGCAATGCGCTCGTTTCATGAGGATCATTTGCGGGGGTGGATCTCGCGGACTTCCGGTACGGCGAGAGAGGCGTTGGCGATCCGCAGGCGGAGAGCGAAAATCTCCATGTCCTGCGCGGTCCAGGCGTCGTGCGCGGCGCGGTCCGAGCGTTCCAGGCGGTTGTTGAGATCGACGAGCTGCTCGCGCAGCCCGCTCATCTCGACGTCGATGCGCTTGTCCAGGGCGGAGTACCCGTCCTTGACGGAGAGCACGCCCCAGAGGACGCAACTTCCCACGGCGACGGCCATGCCGATGGGGACGAGGGTGTCGCGGTTGATGACGGGGGGCATGGCTCGGGATGGGGCTGGGGGAGGGTCGGAACTGGGAAACTAGAGGCGGCCTGTTGCCCAGACGCATGGGATCCGAATAGGATCGGGGGCATGGCCCAATTCCCGTGGCGCCGAGCCCGCCCGCTTCTGCTCGCGCTGACCCTGCTCTCTGCCCTCGCCTGGGCCTTCTGGGAGCAGGCGACGCGCTTCGACTACGAGCGCCTGAGCGCGGACACCCTGCGCGTGACGAACACGCGGACAGGGGAGACCTTCCTGCTCACCGGGCCCGACATGGGGGCCTTGGAGCGGGAAGAGTAGCGGGGGGCTGGCGCCGTCCCAGGGATGGGATAGGCTGGGGGTGGGGCTGGTCCCATGCGGGCCGAGCCCCACGGAAGCCCCACCATGAGCAAGATCACCAAGACGGGCCTGATCCTCGGCCTGATAGCCTTCGCCGGCTGGTACGCGATTACAGCGCGTTTCCAGACGCGCCGGCTCGGCAACACCACGTACATCCTCACGGACACCTGGCGGTCGCAATCCTGGTTCGGGAACGGCGGCTATCTGACGCCGCTCTCGCCGGAGTCGCTCCAGACCTTCGACGCACGTTTGCGAGCCGAGAAGCTGGACCGCGATCTGTCCGCCCTGATCGAGGCGGTACCGCCCTCCGACGAGTAGAGCGTTCACGGCACGTTCTCCCGGACGGCCCGAAGGAGCTGCGCGATGGCAGCGTCCGCAGCCGCGCCGTTGTCGGACTTCTTGGCTGCCTTCACGCGGCGCTCGACCACCTGCGCGCGGGCGGCGAGGTTGGCGTAGGCCGCTTCCTCGGGCGACAGATCCTTGCCCGCCTTCCGTCGCTCGACGGCCCGCTCGATCTTTGCGAGCACGTCGTAGAACTCCCGGATCTCGTAGCTCTCGTCCGGCTCGGACGCGAAGCGGCGCACGAGCGGCACGTCCTTGAGCGTCCACTCCCCGGACTGGACCCGCTGGGGGAGCTCGACCATCCGCCGGGCGAACTGCCCGACGCCGCCGGAGAGGAAGTCCGAGAAGTGCTCGATCGTCTCCGGCGAGATCGAGATCGCGCCTTCGCGCTGGTCGTCTCCGCCCGTCGCCCGGTTGAGCCAGTCCGTGAACGCCTTGGCGTTCGGGGAGACGCTGTCGAAGTGCCGCTCGGAGTCCGGCGGAGGCGTGCGGTCGAACGGGTTTTCCGCCGGCATGATCGGCTTGCCAGCATGGTTCTTGTTCTCCTCGACCTCGATGAACGGGCGCAGCGCGGTCGGCGCTACCGCCTGGAGCGGGGTCGAACCCCCGAGCGGATCGAAGTTCTGCCGCGCAGCGACGAGCACCTCAAGGCCGGCTTCGGTCGGGCTCAGCGCGCCGGAGACAACCTCCTCCGCCAGCGAGCCCATGTAGTAGAAGAGTCCATACCCCCAGGGGAGCGGAACCTTGACGCCCTTCCCTTCGGTGCCGGGGATCAGGAACGTCAGGTTCTTCGACTTGTCCCAGGTCGAACGCTTCTCCCAGTAGGGGACGCCGTCGTCGTCCTCCCCGCCTCCGACGCGGTTGAGCCAGGAGAGGACGTAGCCCGCAGCCGCGAGGCCCAGCGTCATCTTCTGGATCTGGCGGTTCTTGACGACGCCCGTGAGCACGCGCGCCGAGCCCTGGACGTTCGCGTTCGCGAAGAGATACAGGCTGTTGAGGACCGGGCCCCACTCGCCCTTGCGGTTGAAGTCGACCGTGAGCTCGCGAGCGATCTTCGCCGCGCGCTTCTTCGAGATCCCCATCTCGCGCGCCACGCTGTAGGCGTGGAAGCGCATCGCGTTCTCGACGGCCTCGTTGAGGTCGCGGATGAACTGGTCGGCCGCCTTGATCGCCTTCTTCGGGCCCGGCGCCTCTACCGCCGTCGCCTTCTCGATCTTGCGTAGCTGCGTCTCGAACGACTCGATCGTGCCCCAGCCCGCCTTGCCGCCCTCCTCGGCGAACTCGCGCGCGCGATCGTACTGCGCCCCCTTCGCGTCGGGATCCCTGGCGAGGGTCCAGAGCGTGCGCAGCGCTTGGCCGACCTTCTTCGGGCTGCGGAACGCCGAGGAGAACGCCTTGCCCTGCTCGGCCGAGATGTGGATCCCGGCCGTCGAGAGGTCGCGGACGAAGTTGGTCGCCCAGAACTCCGGGTTGCGCGCCGTGAGCAGTTGCCCGTACTGGCGCATGACGAACGCGACCGGGCGCAGGAACTTCGGCGCGTCCTCGACGCCGACGCCCTTGAAGGCCGCCGCGTAGCGCTCGTCCCGGACGACGAGGTAGCGCTCCCTGCCGTTCTCCTTGAAGGCCAGGACGTAGCCTTTCGCCGCGTCCTCGGGCTTGGGCTTGTCCGTCACTTCCCAGAGCGGGTCGGGGTTCGCCTCGACGAGCTTCGCGACGGCGGTCCCGACGCGGTTCTTCTCGGCGCGGAGCACCGCTTCCTTCGCCTGGACGAAGGTCCAGACGAGCGGGTTGTCGGCCTTGGACTGGCGGCCCTCGGCGCGCTTGGCTTCCTTGCCCTTGACGTTGAGCGAGCGGCCGCCGCCGACGCCCTGCTCGGGGTCCGTGGCCGTGCGCAGGGGGACGTAGGTCGAGCCGAACTTCTCCCACGCGGCGCGGCCCTCGGAGGAGAGCAGCCCGCCCTCTTCCAAGGCGTCCAGGCGCTCGCGGTTCACGCGCTCGACGATCCGGGCGAGGCGCTCGAAGTGCGGCCGGCGCGGGTCCTGTGCGACCCTGGAGAGCACCGCAGCGGCCTCGGCGCGCGTCATCCCGGCGCCAGTCTCTTCGGGCCCGAGCTTCGGGTTGCGCTCCAGGATGACTCGGCGGCGGTCCTCGGCGTGGCGCGCAGCCAGGAACTCGCCGGCCTCTTCCGGGCTGATCTGCGCGCGCTGGAGGATCTGGCCGACCTGCTTCTCGGGCCCGCGCTCGATGCGCGCGACGCGCTCCGCGGCTCGTCCAGGCATGAGCGAGGCCGCGAGGTCCACGTCCGCCTCCTCGGGGACGGCGCCGCCCTTCTCGGCGACGACCTTCTGCGCCACGCGGAAGCGGTTGAGCCGGTCCCGGACCTTGCGCTCGATCAGTTGGAGCGGGGTCTCCGGGGGCAGGGCGAGCGAGTCCGGCGTGGCGCCGGCGCGCGAGGTGTCCGGGGCGCGGGGGCGGAAGTCGGAGCCGCCGAGGAGACCGAAGCCCCAGGCATCCGCCGTGACGGGCGGCAGGCCGGCCTCGTCCTCCGGGATGTCGAACGGGACTTCGTCCACGACCTCCGGCTCGGCGCGCGACGCGCTGTCGGGCTGGGTGTGGAGCAGGAAGTCGAGCATCTCCTGCTGGCGAGCCGTGAACTTGCCGGGCTTCTCCGAGGTCGCCCGCTCGATCAGGCGCGAGACCTCCGTCGCGCTCATGTTCCCGGGGCGAGAGAGCCACCAGGAGGAGTTGGGCTCGGGGCGCGTGCGCCCGATGACCGTGCCCTCGGCGTTGCGGATCTGCTGCCCGCCGGACTTGCCGCCGACCTCCATCGCGAGGCGGCCGAGGTGCTCGCGCACGCGCGGGTCGGAGAGGTCGGGCTCCGAGGGAGGCGTGACCTCCGGGGTCACACTTGTGCCCTCGGGAGTCACATCGGCTTGGGAGGGAGCCCCGGCATCGACCTCGGCCGCGGGTAGGGCCGTCTGAGAGGTGGTGTCGGCCGGGGCTGGAGGGGGGGTGGGGGCGTGCGTCTTGGTGATGAGCACGTCCGAGTCGTCGAAGACGACGTAGTTGTACGTGCCGTCGCCCTGCGCTCGGCTGTTCTCGTCGAGGTACTTGATCCCGCGGATACCCAGGCCGCGCAGCTCGCGGCTCGCTGCCGCCGCGTCGCCGGCCGCGCCTCCGGTCAGGCGGCGGTAATACTGCTCGCCTGTTTCGCGCGCGAACGGGTGCGCCTCGTCCATCGCCTTGGTCAAGGCGTCGTACTCGGGCATCTCCGAGAGCGGGATGCCCTGCTCCTGCGCGCGCGCGGCCAGGGCTTCCTCGGCCGCGAAATCCCGCACCTTGACGCCGAGCGCGGCGCGCACGCGCGGGGACTGCTCGCTGAGGGGCCTGTCCCACAGCAGGAACTCGTCGTCGGCGGGGACGAGGTTGGCCTCGTAGGTGCGTCCCTGCGTGCGCTGGAGATCCTGCTGGTTCGTCTCCAGCCACCCGATTGACTTCGCCAGGCGTGCGCGGCCAGAGGCGTATTCCGAGTCCTTGAGGGCCTCGGCGCGCTCGCGCATCGCCCGGAGCGCGGCCTCGACGGAGCGGGCCTTCTCAACCTCGTCGATCGCGTCCCGCGCCTCGGGCGGGAGCGCTCGGGCCTCCTCCGTCGGCACACCCTGTCTCGAGACCTGCGCGCCCTTGAAGGTCACGCTGCTCGACAGGGCCTCGCGATAGTGGTCTCCGATCTCCTTCGTGTCAGTGAAGTAGAGCCCGTGCCCGAACGTCTGCGCGCCCTCGCCGGTCCCGATCTTCTGCGTAGAGAAGCGATCGAACTCGTGCGGCGAGCCGTGGTAGACGGTCTTGCCCCGGGGGGCGGCCTCGGTGCCCGACTCGGAGACCGCGTAGTTGACGGGCTCGGTGCGCCCCCCCTGATCCAATGGGTTGGCTGTCGGCGCGGCCCGCTCGGAAATCGCGGTTTCCTCGGCGGCTGCGGCCGGCGCCGTCGTTTCCTCGGGCGTGGCCGGCGGTACGGCCTCGATCAGCGCGTCGAGCGCCTCGTCGGACGCCAGCGAGGTGTTCACCCCTGAGACCGCTATCGAGGTCCCGCCGCCGACCACGGCTCCCACGCCCATCGCGCGGCCGGTCTGGCCGAGGTTGATCTCCGCCTCGGGCTGGTAGGTCGCCTTGCGCACGGCCTGCGTGCCGAGGTCCTGGAAGCCCTCCTGGACCGATTCGCCCAGGCTCTCGACGCCCACGCGGCGCACGAGCCCGCCGCCGGCCTTGCCGAGCCGCCCGAGCGCTCCGCCGACACCAAAGACCTCGCCGGCCCCCAGGAGGCCCTCGACGGTCGTGGCGACCGCGGTCTCGCCCGGCGTGGCCCCCGCAGCCTGAGCCGACTCGAAGCCCTCGTTGCCGCCCGCAAGGGCTCCTGCCGCAGCCATCCCAGGACCCCCGAGTAGGGCCGCAGGGACCATCGCTGCCGCGCTTCCCAGGCCCGCCGGCACGTCCGAGGCGAGGAACGAGTCCTCCAAGCCGGGAACGGGCGGGGCAAGCCCTTGGCCGAAGCTGCGGATCCCCTGGACGAGCGGGTCCTGCGCCGGGTCGGGCTGGTCTCCCGGCAGGATCGAGTCCGCGATCCGGAAGAGGCCCGTCAGCCCCGAGGCCGCGAAGCGCGCACCGCCCCGCGCGAAGCTCCCGATCGCCTGCTGCGCGTAGTCTCCGACGCTCGCGCCCTCCGCCGGCACGGCAGCGATGAGCGCGTCCAGCGGGTCCGGCTCGGGCGGGACCGCTGCGATGAGCGCGTCCAGGGGGTCGGCCTTGCCCGCGGGCGTGAAGACTTCACCCTGCCAGCTACCGGCCTTGGCCCGGTTCGCGCCGACCGCGTACTGCGACTCGACCGAAAAGGTCTCGTGATTAGGCTTCTTGAACGTGTCCGGCCAGTGCCCGGTCGCTGGGTCGGGCTCGATCCCGGCCTTGAAGGCGCCGCGCAGGTCGTAGTCCGCGCCTGAGTCCTGCGGCGCGTACTTCGCCTTCCACTGGCGGAACGCGGCCTCCTCGGCAGGCGAGAGCTTCGTCTCGTACTGTCCGAGCTGGGGCATCGCCTACTTCCCACCTCGCAGCGCCGCCTTGATCTTCTCCGGCGGGTCTCCGTTGGCCTTCATGCGCGCCACCATGCGGACCTGGTCCTCGGTCGCGCCCGCAGCTTCGATCGCCGCTTGGAGGTCCGGAGCGGGCGCCTGCTGCGCCGGGGCCTCGTACAGCCCCCGGTACTCGCTCACGAGCGCGCGCCGGTCGGTCTTCGGATCCAGCCACCGCTCGTCCTTCTGCGCGAGCTCGATCGCCGTCGATTGCAGCTTGAACTCTCGCTCGGCGTCCTTGTCCTTGGTGTCGGCCTGCCGCGAGCGGGCGCGTCCCGGTTGCAGATGCCCGATCGCCTGCTGGTACGCCTGTCCGGCTTTCGCAGGCTCGATCTCCATCTGCGCCGCCGTCGCGAGCGCGCGCTCCAGCCGCGACGACAGCTCGTCCGCCTCGCCGTAGTCGCCGTTCGCCTCGGCCGCGTCGATCCGGGCGCGCAGGCTGTTCGCCAGGGTGTCCAGCTTCGATCGGTATTCTCCGACCATCTGCTGCTGCGCCTGCCGAGCGCCCGCCTCCTTGCGGATCCCCGAGAGCGCCGCGAGCAGCGACTTGTGATCGCCGCCGAGGGCGAACGTCTCGGCCGCACCCTGCACGCGCGGAGCGAGCACGGGATCTCCGGCGATGGCGGGATTGGCCATCATCTCCTTCAGGGCCGTGTCGGCTTCGAGGCGCTGCGCCTCTTTCTGCCGGCCCTGGAAGCGCTCCCGCTCCTCCTTCGTGAAGCGCGCCGCGAACTCTGGGTCCTTGAAGCCCGACGCGACCTGGGAGAGACGGGCCTCGAACGCCCGCTCGGGGTCCTGATCGGGCGCGACCGGCTGCGCGAGCATCTGGAGCCCGCGCGAGTACGTCGCCACGTCCGACGCCTCGTTCTGCTCGGAGCGCAGGAAGCGACTGTCGATTGCGGCTTGCCGCTCGTCGATCTGCGCGTAGCGCTGCTCCTGGAGATCGAGCCGGCGGTTCGTCGCCTCGTCCTGCCGGCGCTGGCGCGACATCTGGTACTCGGTCGCCCGCAGAGCGTCCGCGCGCTCCTGTTCGTACCTCTGATCCGCCACCTTCTCCCGCTTGCGCTGGTGGTAGCGGTGGAACCCTGCACCGACGCTGTTCTGGTAGGCCGCCCCCGCTGCTTCCCAGAAGTCGTCTCCGATCACGGCCGGCATTTCAGTCGTCTCCGAACAGCGCGTCGCCCGCCGCGGCTCCGGCAGCGCCGCCCAGGGGCCCGAGGAACGAGCCCGCGACGCCGCCGAGGAGCGAGCCCAGACCGCTCTTTTTCTTCTGCTTGGGCTTGTTCAGGTAGTTGAAGTGCAGTCCTCCGACTCCCATCAGCGCCCCGAACTTGTCCTGGTAGAGCCCCGCAAGCCCCGACTGCGCCCCGCCGAGCGCCATGCCCTTCTGCGCCTGGAGCCCCGCGACCGCCTGAGCAAGCGCTTGGTCCACCTGCGCCAGGTTCTGCGAGCCCTGCGAGTAGAGCCCGCCTTGCAGGTTCGCGTTCACGGTCGTGTTCGCGAGGCCCGACTGCTGCAAGCCCGTCTGAAGCCCGGCGAGCGCCTGCGCCTGGTTGTTCATCACGGAGGTCTTGGCCGCCGTAGCGCCCGAGCCCGCGCTGGAGATCGCCTTGTCGAACTGACCTCCGATCGTCTTGGCGGCCTGCTTCTGCGCGAGCAGCGCCAGCGCGTAGTCCGTCGCCTGCGCGCCGTAGAGCTTGTTCAGGAGATCGGCGACGTGGTTGGGCTTCTTCTTGGGCGTCTTGAGCTTGGCGAGCCCAAGCTCCCCACCCGGAGCGCCAAAGTCCTTCATCTGCGCCATCTGTCACCTAGCCGATCAGCAGAAAAGCCACCGTGCTCGTGTCCGCCACGTCCGAGCTCAGGATGTCGAAAGAGACCCCGACCACGAGGTTCGCGATCGAGAGATGACCCAAGGTC